CTTTTTCCTCCTCCTTACTTACTTACTTACTTACTTACTTACTTACTTACTTGTCTTTGTCTTTTTGTTACCTGTTTACCTGTTTACCTGTTTTTTATTTTGCACACTTTTATAACTTTTGTGCAATCCCTTAATATTATTATATAATAACGTGCGTGCGTGTACATTATATAGTATTTTAGCGGTGTTTTAATTAGATCCCCTGTAACTTATTGATATTCAAGCACTTACATAAAATATTATTTTATCCTTATTTTTTTTATTTTGTAACTTATTGAATATCAACGAGTTACAAACTTTTTTTATTTTTAGTGTAATTTTTTTGCTCAAATATTTTGATGATTAAAATATTATTTCTACCTTTGCATTGTCATTAAGAAAATAATGACACTTTGCAAAGCGTTGCAATTTTATTATTGACTAATTGTATATTATAAGTCAGTGTAAAAATAAGGCTTTTTGCCTTCGTTAGTCACACTGCAAAAAGGGATAAAGACACAAAAAAGCACTTTATTTGTCCAGTTACAAAATTTAAAAAGTGCAATAAGTGTAGAGATGTGAAAAAACCCGCAGAGGTTTAAGAGCTTCCTCCTTTCTGAAATGAGAAAAGGCTACAAAATGCAAAAGCAAAGTAGTTATTAAAAGAGTGTCCACGACACCGCCACAATCACCAACGCAACAGAAACCCTACAAGCTAATGCTCTAAAGTGCAAAAGAAGGACTTTTGCCGTGTTCGTTTAAGTAAGTTAAAATGTGTTGCAAACACAATATAACAAACCTATTCGTAAAATATGAATAACTATTAATTAGTAAAATTCATTTCACATTAGAGACTTTAAAGCGCAAAAACTGAAAAGTTATGCACCCCCTGTAAAGGCTAAATTTTAGCCGTGTTCGTTGGTAAAGTTTTAAATATCGTGAATATTAAAAAACAAAGCCACTCGCAAAATATGAATAACTATTAATTAGTAAAATTCATTTCACAAGGGACAAAGCACAACTTTAATAACATATCTTTCAAGGGGTGAAACTTGAAAGATATGTTAACAGGCTTTACCGCAACCCCTAAAGGGTGGGCGGTTACTCTACTTTGGTAGGGTGGGGGGTTCGAGTCCTCCACTGCCTACAATGCAATAACGCAGAAATCAAAAAAAATCAGTAAAATTATGGCAACTTTTAACAAATTCAATGCAAACCAGTTAGCAAATTTAAATCGTGCAAATCTTTTAGGTGTAACTTTAATTTATCGCAGAGTTAACAAAGAGGGCGTAACAGAGGAAAGCGCAATTAATTTCAGCGGTGAAGGCTTTACCCCTGAAAATCGCAAGCAAAACGAAATTTTCAAAGTGTGGAAAAACGTTATTTTAACATTTTGGAACGCAAAAATTATCGAATCAGGTTTAAAGAAAGATAACGGTAATATCTCTACAAAATTACGCACTTCTACCCCCTCCGCTATCATTGTACGCACTGCAAACGGCAAGGCTGAAGAATGGGACATCGAAGGCAGTGTGTGGGCTCGTATAGGTTTAACCCCAACTAAAAAAGATATAGAGGCGTGCAAAGGCAAAGAAGGAAAGAAAAAAATGCACCGTGCGGCTGTAGCGTCTTTCGACGCCTTGAGCTTCCGTGTTAAGTTTGACGACCTTCTTGAAACAGAAGAAACAGAAACAGAAGAAACAAAGTAACAAAGCAAGTAGGGTAAATTACCTACAGGGCGGAAAATGTGGAACAAAGGGACAAATACGCCCTTTTGTGAGGGTTCGACCCCCTCTCCGCCCCCTTATTAACTCATAAAATTAAAGAAATGGAAACAAAAAAATTGGTATCTTTTAGCTGTGAAGTAAGTAACGGAGTATTAAAAGTATTAACCGATGGTAACTATGTTTACCACAATGAAACGTTAATTTGCCTTAACGGGGGTGCTCCTGGTGATAGTTTGCTTGAAGCCTTAAGACAGCCCGAAGAGTACCCCGAATTATGCGCCAAAATGGAGGAGCACGGCTATAAATTAGTAGGGAATACCTATGTGCTCCAGTAAGCACGGAGGAAAGAAATAACAAAGCGCAAGCCGTGTCAGCCCGAAAAAGGGAAAGTGTGCAGGGGGTGCGTAACCCTCCACGGCTACAAATCAAAATTTTACTAAAATGACGCAAGAAGAGAGAAAAAATGCGAAAATGCTCTTCCACTTGCTCGCACGTCGCCCCTCGACCCGTGAGAAAGTGGAAGAAATGCCCTATGAAATGCAGATGACACAGGACGCAAAGGAAACAGGGCTATATAATTATACATTTCATGCCAACGACATACAGAGTGCATCGAAACTTGTTGGAATGTGCAACAAATTTAAACTAAGTTGGAAATACACGATGCGTGGTATAGAAGTGCAACAAGCAACAAACAAGCAAATTAATAAAATGCGTGCTTATTGCAACAAAACCCGTGCAAGAAACGCAATTAACCTATAAACAGCCCAAATTATGAGAAAAAGAAACTGCAAGTATCGTGGCGTGAAACTATGTTCATGTAACGGAATGGAATTAATACGCTATGCTTTTATAGTGTGCTTTGTCGCTTTGACGGCATAGCCTCAACCATGCGTAAAAACGAAGAAAACCAAATTAAACAAACACAATGGAAAATAACAAGAAATTAAGTGCCCAGTTTATGGAATTAATGGGCAACATAGCTTTTATAACAGTGAAGAAAACAGTGCGTGCAATGCTTTATGTAGACCGCAAGTTCTGGAAGGGTTATGTGAACATTGAAACGCCCTTATATAAGGCTTGGTGGAAGCGACACGCTGCTTGGATGCAGAAGAAACTTGACGAAACACAAGGCAATTATGCTCCTTTAGTGAATAGCGTAAGAGTTAAAGAATGTCAAAAGTATAGATAACGTACAACATTGGACACTAACCGCATCTATTCATAAATAACAAAACGCAAAAAAAATTACGAAATTATGAATAAGTATAAAGATGAAAAGTACCGTGGATATACTATCAACGTGTGCTATGACCCATACCCCCAAAGCCCAAGGGAATGGTCGAAAGTGGCAAAAATACTGTCTTTTTTCAGAAGTTTTGTATTTGACGAGCATAATTATAGGGATATAGACTGTTTGTATGCAGACCTATTGAAAGAACATTGTTCTGAACTATACGACGAACTTGTAGACCACGATTTTATGTGGCACGACGGAATTACATGGTATTTTGAGGATGATGATATATTATCGAGAGTAAAGAAAGCACTGGAGAATAGTGTGGTTATCATGCCAATATCATGTTATTCTCATGGAGGTTCGACTATATGGCTCGGTCATCCTAATGACAAGTGGGACAGCGGTTATATTGGTGTAGTTGTTCAGACGAAAGAGGATACTATACAAGAATGCGGAGCTGATGAACAGTCTTGGAAAGAGGTTGCCAAAAAGAATATGCAACACGAAGTTGAAGAGCTTGACCAGTATATTTGTGGCGATGTCTATGGGTATATTATCAAAAACAAGGACGGCGACCAAACAGGCTCGTGCTTTGGTTTCTTTGGAAATGACGGAATTGTCGCTGCTATCTCTGAAGCCAAAAGTATTGTTGACGGAGAAATACGCTACAAAGTTATGGGTAATACAAGACGAGAACCCATGTTGTTTACATATGAAGAAATGTGTGGAGCATGAAAGATAAACTTTTAGAAATGTTCTTCGACATCGAGAGATGGACGAAGGCGATTGAAAAGGGTGTAGGCAAAGACATCCGAAAAGACCAACTAATTAAGCTGTGTGACGAGAAAACACGTGTTGCAATGTATGTTGCAATGCGTGACGGAAAATATCAAATTGCACCGCCTCATACAGCACAGATTCCTAAAGATACTTCTGGAGAGTTTAGAACGGTCTATATTAACGAACCTATGGACAGAGTTGTGTTAAGTATTGCCAATGACTTGTTATTTAACACTTGTAGCGATATGGTGCACCCAGCCTGTAAATCATACCAAACAGGTATCGGATGTGGTAAAGTTGTAAAGGAAGCAAGCCGTATGATATGTGACTCTAAAAAAGGCATCTATGGTTTCAAAGCAGACTTATCGAAATACTTTGATAGCGTGCCACTGAAGTTCATTGACCATATGTTTGATGAGGTTGAGAAGCGACACGGTAAATCAAAATTGATAAAGGTCTTGCGAGACTATTATCACTGTGACCTGTACTTTAATGATGACAACAATCTACAAAGTAAGTGCCAATCGTTAAAACAAGGCTGTGCAGTTGCCAGTTGGCTTGCTGATGTGGTCTTGTATGAACTGGACGAGAAAATGACGAAACTTGGTGGGTTTTACGTTCGCTACTCTGATGATATTTTGTTTATCGGAGAGAACTATGATAAGGCGATGAAGATACTTGCAGAACATCTGAGTCTTATGGAAATGCAACTAAATCCTAAGAAAGTGGAATATCTCACCCCAGACCATTGGTTTAAATTTCTGGGATATTCAATCAAAGGCAAAGATATTTCAATCTCCAGTACACGAATTAAAACATTTCAAAAGGAGATTGAGAAGCGAACAATTAAAGATCGCACACAAACTTACAAAAAAGCTGTCAATCGTGTGAACCGCTATCTTTACAAAGGTGACGGAAAACACAGCTGGGCCACACAGATTCTCCCAGTCTGTAACGTAGTTCGAGACCTCAACGAACTGAATAAGTTTGTTATGGATTGCTTGAGAGCGGTTCAGACAGGCAAACGAAAGGTTGGAGGTCTTGGGTATGTCAAGACACAAAAGAACGGATGTGTTGCTCGTGGTACAGGCAGAAATGTAAAAGCAAATCGTGGTAAGATTGATAAGATTGAGGGTTATATGACTATTAGTTGTATGCGAAACGCCCTCTTGACAAGTCGGTCAGTCTACGAAACGCTGGTCATTCAGTTATAGTGCAACTACAAGAATGAAGGGTGACATATTTAGTCATCAGGCTGTAGTCTGGGCTCTCAGTGACCCCAGAAAGTTCCTGATGATCATCAAACAGATAAAGCAATGCACCATGCCACATGACATTCTAACGCAGTACAGCAGTTTGTTCAAGGTGTCTATATTTATGAATGAAGCTCATAAGTCCGCAGAAGGGCTTGTTATACGAAGCCCCTCTGAAGAACTCAGGAGCTTCATCAATCAAACTAATATAGAAATGTACTGAAGACAATGAGAACAAGCAAATCTATCACGAGAGCAGCAACAAGAAGTGTTATTTAATATCTGTCTGACGTCTCACGCCGCTCCAACCGTCTACTGACCGTTTCCCACAGGCGTTTGAGACTTGTTGAGATGTTGCTTCCACTCCATTACGGCAACATCCACAAGACATACAATATCAAACAAATACAGTAACGTGACTACGCTTTGAGAACTGCAAAATCTATCGCAAGGTCAATGTAATGAGGCTGGATAATTTAAACATCCGCAAGCATAAGAACGACGAGGAAACATACAGGTCCGAGCTTAATCAGCTGGACCATTCATTTATTCCTCAGTCTCCCTCAACGCGGCTGTTATCAAATACATATAGAAAAGCGACACCCAGTGAATTACATGTGCAACAATGATTGTGAGGTTGAAGTATTTAGAAAGATCCGAATTAATAACAGGATTCCAACCATCTGATTCCAGGCTATTACCTGGAATAAGACGGTTTCAGTCCAGTTCCAAGCGGATCAAGTTCATCAAAATCCTATAGAAAGCAACGATTCAAATAAGCAATCAAACTGGTAGCGTGACCAGAAACATAGTGCAAGGCTCGTACTTTAAATTACAGTAGTATATGGAAGGAACCGAAACGACTTCAAAGAACTCGTCAACGGGTCCTTCAATTCATACTGTGATTATCAAGGACTTATAGTCATACGCCAACGAGATGAGTGCTTTTAATAACAAAGAAAACAACAATGAAAAATATTGACGACATAATCCAAGCCATTGAGGAGCGTGGAGCAAAATTCACGATTAACTTTCAGGAACGTACATTGAAAGTTAACGACAAGTATGTAAACTGTAAGGACAAAACAATAGGGTTGCCTCGAGTGTTTAAAACCGACGAGTTCTTAAAACTGCTTGATTCTACCTATCGTGATTACAAGTATTCTTTACCATCTGAGCGGTCTGAGAGTCGTAGTAAAAACTACTTCAAGGCTCTCCCAGAAGAGGAGCTTACAGACCTACAGATGTGGTGCGGAATGAATCGTGAAAAGGCTCGTTTCATCATAGAAATGCTCTGTCTTTCTCAAATATTGAACGGATGGCAGTGGGACGAAGAGAAGATGGGCAAGTGGTTCTATCAAAGCAAAAAAGACAAAGACCTGGTGTTACTTCGCCAATGGTTTGATAACAATTAAAAAAACAACAAATTCAATAATATTTAAATTCATCGTAATTATGGAAAATAAAATTAACGTAGTATGCCCTAACTGTGGCGTAGGTCTTACAATTGAAAAGAAGTCTATAACCTCTGCAAAGGAGCGTATCGAAGCTCTTAAGAATGCTGGTGTTGACGTATCAAATTTGTTCGCTATGACTGGTGCGAACGGTGGCGATTTTATCGCAAGTAACCGCAATGGTAATCTGGAAATTTTATCTGATGATGACCCAATCTTCCAGTATCTTGCAACTTCAGGAACAGTGCCTAACCGTAAGCTCTTCCGTCGCTGGGTAATGGCTCAGATGTTCCACATGTTGAGCGTAAAGAACGGCGCAACCAATGAGCCTATCGGGTTCACAAATATTCTTCACCGTCGAGGTTACGAATATTCTTGGAAGCAGTTACAAGACGAACTTTATGCTCAGGTTAAGATGCACCAGCACGATGATATAGAGAATTTTATTGATCGCAACCACTTCTTTAACAAGCATGTGGCTTATGCAATGGCTATGCACTATATCAAAGAGCTAAAGAAGATTGTGAATAACAAGAAAGTTAAGAAGTGCAAGGGTGTTCCTTATGTTACCATTGGTGGTAGACATATTTTCAAGACTGATGTTCATAAGAAGTTATACAGCCCTCTACTTAACCTTGCATGGGCGATTAATTCTTCACAAAATCCTGAGGCGTTGTTTTACGCTGTGCAAAATTTCAACAAACAGCGTGAGAAGTTGAACTGGAACACACCTCAATGTCCTAAGTGGGTTGATTCTTACAAAGGTGCTGGTGCTTACTTCACACTCCAGAACATGATTCGCTTTCATGGTTGTTTCTTATGGAATGATGAAAACCAGAGACTATCTAAGAGTCAGTCGCTGGTTTTTCTCGACCAAAAAGCAGGAACTTATGCTCAGGAAGGCTGGAGACTGCTTGGTCTACTAAAAAAGGCGATTACAGACAACAACATCGAAATTGAGGCAAAGGTGGCATCATGGCACCAATAATCTAACCACATAGTTGGTTAACCGTCGACTGGTGTCAGGGTCATGTCCTTCAGGTTCGATTCCTGAGACGGTGCATAGATAATGTAATATTCACTTTAAAATTGGAAAACTATGAAAATTATAACTGACAATAGCTTGAACCGCTTTGAGTTCTGGAGTGGTGGAGCAGATAGAGCGAGTGTTCTAACTGAAGAGCAAATGAATCAAGTAGAACAAGCTCTGGAGATGGCGTTTCCAGACGGTATTAATGAAACCTACTTGAACGATTTATTTTGGTTTGAGGAAGACTACATTGCCAGCCTCTGCGGTTTTGACAGTTTTGAAGATCTTGAAAAATTCAACAAGAACAACGATTAAGCATACAAAAAACACCTTTACAATAAATAATTAAACAACGTATTATGGGACAAACAAGATTTTATCGTGATTTCCAAGAGAGTTTTATGTCTTGGTTTGAAGAACAAACACACAAGGAACAGATTGACATGTTGCAGGGTATTATTGGTAAGCCAATCACTAAAAAAATGCTTGCCGAATATGATGGCAGCGCATACGATATGGCTGAAGAACAAGATGCGACAGTCTGGTATGAGTATTGTCTTGAACATCAGAATAGCGATGATTGCAAAGTGTCAAATTTCAATCTTGAAGGTACTCTTAAAAAGATTTTAACTGAGGTGGCAGATATGGAGTGGGATTTTGCAGAAGAGTTTATTGATAGCTATGTTGGTGAAATGCTCCAATATCCGACTGCGGAAGGTTTCTTTATCGACCTACAGCATGGAGGTTGTCAGTCTGGGCTGGTTGGTGGTCTTGTTTACTATAATGACACCCGTAAGATATATATTAACAATATGGAGAGTATTGATGAATATATCGCTGAGCTGGAATCTGAAATGGGCGTAAGCATCTTAGACACCAGCAAACAGCCTCGTTTCAATTACGCTGTATGGTTAACTTATGAAGAGTTTGCCTATCGTATTTATAGTGCACTATTTGAAAACTAACCAAACAAAGATATTTTAGTTTTCCATAATATAATCATCGGCGGTTTTTACTGATTCCGCCACGAAGCCACAACTTTCTTAATGAGAGTATGTGGCTTCTTTTAACAAAATTTTCGTATAGCTTGTCACCCCCAAACAGGACAAGTTATCTATTCATATACAAACAACAACGCAAATATTTAAAATTATGGCATATTCAAATGACAGTGTTGCTCACGCTTGGGCGCACAATCTTGACAAAATACACAACGGCGCATCTACATCTCATTCTGAAGGATGTTTTTTCTCATATTCAACCTGTATCGCTCAGCGCATTGAAATGAATGGAAAGATCGCTTACCTTCTAAACGATGCGTCATATTCACGCAGTACAGGCAAACATCAGAGTATCGCACGTTCCGCTGTACCAGTTGGAGAGACAATATTCCATTGTAAGTTTTCAAACTGGGGTAACGGGGAAATCATTAGCAATTGTAACTATGGCGACCCTAAATACTCAGTACGTAACCGTATCCGTTTTGGTCTTCGATACATTATGGACGAGCTGATTGTGTGTCAGAATATGGTAACGGCTCGTAAGCTCAACACATCGGTAAGCTATCACGGCTTTAATGAACTGAAGAGATGGTTGGACTTTACTGGAGACACCACTATTCCAAAGCTACTTCGTATGCCTATTAGAGAGTTTGAAGCGTTGATGCCTATTTGTTCTGGTTACTATAGCTATCAGAGTGTTTCAAAGTATGGCTTGTCCGCATCGTTAGTGAGAAAGTTTTTAAAGCTCTGTTATGAACATAGAGGGCTGGATGAGATTTGTGACACCATTAACGGCTCTGGTACCTATGATGCTTGGAATAAGCGTCAGCAGAGTATTCGTAAAGCTCAGGAGACATATAGAAATAATGCCCCACAACGTCTTGCCAACGAAGAATTGCGTCGCAAGAAGGAAATAGAACAGTGATCATATGTACGAAGAGTGATTCAAGAACGTGGGGATGAAGGGCGCAGAGATATGTGGCATGAGGGTCATAATGTAGATATACGCTTTGCTAACCCCTCTTTGTACTACGGTGGAAATGCGTTGTTACGAGTGAAGGGTAGTATGGTGGAAACGTCGAAAGGCGTTAAGGTAACCAAATCAGAATGTAAACGCCTCTGGACCATTATCTCCAGATGGCACGCAAACGATACTGAGTTCATTGCTGGAGAGCGTGTTAAAGCAACCATGTCATCATTCTTCGTATCACGTTACCAGAACGATATAATGATTGCTGGATGCCATGCCATTGCCTACAAGGAGATGGAAAGGGTAGCACATCAGTTAGGATTTATAAGTACGTTGCCTAACAATCAAATATCAGAGTAATTATTCAATTAAAATATATTATCTTATGAACACAAAATTGATGAATGATCTCTATAAGAGGTATGATCAAAATAGTCTGAAGTCATACAACGAAGCATCTGTTGATGACCGCTTGTCTGCGTTAAAAGGCTGGTGCGATTATGAATTTTCAAGTGTTGTTTGTCGTTGTAACACAATTATCGAACTGGAAGAACTCTATAAGTTTATTAATTGTGGTATTGGTGTAGAGTTCTTGGAAGACGTTTATGACTTAATTGAAGAAGGCAAGGTTGATGGTGATACCGAGACCGAAGAGATGTGTAAGGCATTTAATGAGGCTATTGGTCGAAATCTTATACTGCTATCATCGTAGGTTACTCATATTATTGAATTTTTAAATGCCTTATAAAAGTGAACAAATAAAGATTGAGCACACCAGCTTTGATCAAAGACGCAAGCTAACCACCAAACAACATGATGCAATCCGCATTTTACATGAGAAGGGTTACAGCTATCAAGACTTGGCTGACATGTTTGGTTGCTCAAAATCAAATGTGAAAAACATTATACGTCCTTCCAGCAGAACGAAACCTAAACCTCGTTCTAAGGAATACTGGACAGAGCACAAAAGAGAATATCGTCGACGCAAACAGCAATTGTATGTGAGCGGCAAGTTAAACAAATTAAAATAGTATATATTATGAAACAAGTCCATCGTAGTGATTTCTGGCACTGTAAAAGTGCCAATGGAATGTATCCTCACAAGATTCAGTCTGGAGTGTTCCTTCAGTACTATGGCAAGGACTCGGCAGCATTTCGTGTAGTGTGTACAGTTACTTATAACAGGCCGCTATATTCGGAACGGGTACAAGTAATAGAATAATTGAGGCTGGAGTATTCCAGTCATGTCTAACTTCAAATTTAATTCTTCAAAAAATGTAAAAAACAATGATTAACTTCAAGCAAATCGTATCTGACTGGTTAAAACGCCGTAATGAGCGTCAAGTTGCACAAAGAACTGCAAGAAACAACCGCAGAGCAAGTGAATTGGTAAATGTAGTAGAATACAATGGCGAACTGTATGTAGCTTACAACGCAGTTCCTTTGGTTCCTATTAAAGAGCTGAAAGGGGATGTAACTAAGTTATTGCCATATATGCGTGCTACTTTCATTACATGGGCTAACACTCATAACCATGTCGAATAGGATTCGCGGCAACAAGAAGCCTACGGAGAGCACAGAAATTAATCTGGCCGCTCTCCGTACGGCCTATTTTGAGTATGTTGAGTTGAGCAAGCTGTTGTTTGCTTCAACACAGGAAATAATCTATGACATCAATGAGCTACCAGACACAAGCAAGTTCCTTGAACCTGCAAAGAAAATAGCAAATGAGCTGGGGGTGTCATGGGAATCTATGACCCATGAGGAGAGCAACAGAATCATGCTTGCACTTCTTGAGGAGTACTATAATAAAATGGCGGAAGTGGCAGACACAACCGACATTATCTTACAAGTGAGTTTCAAATTAAATTCAAAAAAATGAACAAAGAAAGAAGAAACAGACTATCTGATGTCTCTAATATGATTGGAGATGTTATTGATGAGATTACAGATATTATGGAAGAAGAACAAGAAGCATTCGATAATCTTCCAGAGTCGTTGCAGTCATCGTCTAAGGGTGATAAGATGCAAGATTATGTTGACAATATGCAACTCATTATGGATGATTTAGCATCATGCCAAACTGAGATTGATGACTTAATTGCAGAATAATATGGCAGTAACAATAAAAGAAAATTGGAAAGACGCTGAGCACTTGGAATTATTGCACGATGCGGTGGAGTTCCTGTCTGACATAGGTTTTTTGACAGAGAGTTTTGCTAAGCAGTGTTTGGAAGAAATTTCTAAAGAACACCAATTTATTGCATAACTTAAATAATATTAGTATCTTTGTACACAAAAATAAAAATATGACAAGACAAGAGTTTAGTGCACAGCTTGCGGCCATTCGCAAGGCCACTAATATTAAGATTAAAGAGCTTTGCTACGCATTGGATGCCCTTAACAATGCAGTTTATAACCTGGAGGGTGGAAAGTTTAATTATGACACAAATAGAATGTTGGCTTATTGCCAGTGTGTCGGCATCGAGTTACAAATACATTATGCGGACACCGATGTGATTATTGATAACTACGACACCTTATTGAGCACCATAATTGATGTTCGGAAGAGTGCTGATCATACACAACGCAGTATAGCATCAGCAATTGGTATCTCTTATCAAACTATAGCTTACGTTGAGATACGAAAGAACACCTTGACAATTGATGTCATGCTGAAAATTTGCGACACCTGTGGTGCTGTGATAACGATAAAAAAGAAAGGAGGTGAAGCATGTGGTTTAGAGAACCAACAAAATTAAAAATAGTTCGATTTTTGATCTGTGCTGCGATATACCTTGCCTTTGGCTTTTTGATCGCACATGCTATAACAAGATCCTATATTTCAGGCTCAGCTGCTATGAAAATTTATTGGATATTTACGCTGATATTTATACCTGGGTCAATATATTATACAGTTTTTTACAAAGAACGAAAAGAAACGCAATCAGAACTTCTTCGGTTGACGTTCATACGTGCCCCAATTTTGATAATGATTATTACTCTGCCTGCATTCATCGCTTTTGCTGTTATTGGATTATGCACTATAATAAATGATTCCTGGATACGATTTATCGTATTTGGTATCGGATGTGCTATTCTATATGCTTGGTGGACAGGCCTTACTAATTTATCAAATAAATAGTTAATGATTCAACTGACAGATACTGAATTATTCAAACTATCAACAGCACTGGAGGTGCCGTATGAAACCCTTCAGAAGCTGTACTCTATGCAAATGTTACATGAACCTACAGTATTTAATGTGCTAATCAAGGATGATTACAAGCGCATTAAACACATGGCGAAATATAAGCCTGGTCAGATTATGCTGGCTATCGCAAACAAATACGATGTCACTATCGAACGGGTTCGCAATGCAATTTATTCCAAACATCGCCGTTGGTATTATTGTACTGAATGCAACAAGCGCATATCTCATAGAGAATATATGAGAGGCGATAGCAGGTGTGAGACCTGCGTTGCTAAATCAATAGAAGTGTAACCAAAATTTATTATGAACACAAGACAAATTGATGCGTACCGCTACTACAAACAGCAGTACCCAAACGCCTTAATACTTTTCCATATAGATAAACAGTATATGGCGATCTTCAACGATGGACACACGGAAGCATTTCCAGATGATGATATAGATAAGTTATCAGATCTTGGAGATACTTACGAATTGCGTATCATCGAGTATAGAAACGACGCTGGAGAATTTGATTTTCCAGACATTAACCAGATTCAAGCTGATATGGAACGAGATTATTGATTTAACACTTAACCAAAGTTGTATGCAAACGGTTAAGTGCTTAGGTGTTTATAGAAACCTACACTTGACCGTTTTGTCGTATTGGCACTTTCAAGTGCAATTTGAAAATTTATATTTTAGAATAGTAATTTGTAGAGTTATACCAGAAACTTAAACGACTCTAATAAACGTATAAAATTCAAACAAATCCATGAAATTAAATTCATATGCCCATGAGGGCGAACATAAGACAGCCCGTATATACACTAAGTTGAAGTTCTGTAAATCTGACCGCACAGATGCGATGATTAGTTTTGTATCTCAGAATCCTAAGAGTGGGAGAGTAAATGGGGTACGTCAAGATTCACCACACCCTAAGAAAATTTGTGTGGTTGACAAAGCATTAGCCAATGATATTCTTATCAATGTACTTTATGATTGTACACTCGTTCCAATGGCTGACTGTAACGGATATGTAGTAATTGCAGCTGAACCCGTACAGTTTAAGGCCACAATACACACCCAGTATATTAAGAACAATATCTACTTGGTGGAAATTAAATTCGGAAACAAAACACTACGCTTCGATCCATTTAATGGACGTAAGCCTTCAGTGTGTGACATCAAGGAGTTCCGCAAGGTACTGGAGAAGCGTGTAGACGTAAAGGACATCGTACAAGTGATTGATGATTTTGATCACGCTGCTGCTAACATCTTGAACCTGATGAATCATGACAGATACAACAAAGGCAAAAGAATTAAATGAGTAATGTAAGACCTACAAGAGGTATCGCTACTGATGCAGCTCATTCCACAAAGAATTTGGTGACTGAGTATCAAGGAATCGACCTCTCTACTGGAAAACAAATCTTTTACAAGAACCTTGGCAATCAGACAGTAAACATCGGCGAGTTCTTGGGCGTGGTAGAAGCAATAAAGTATATTATTGAAAACAACTTCCAGCCTCGTATAGTTTATACAGACTCAAAAACTGCAATTGCATGGTTCAATGCAAAATCAACAGCTTCAAACAAAAAGAACAAAGACCTGAATAAAGCTGAACTTTTCCTTCGCGTTCTGGCGGCTGACGTTGACACTATTGATGTCAGACACTGGGATAACAAACGGTGGGGCGAAACTCCAGCTGATTTCGGTAACAAATGATTATAAACATAATGTTAAGAAACACATGCTTGGTGACTATATCAAGCATGTGTTTAAAATTCAAAAACAACAATTTAATAAATTCTATTATGGCAACAACTAAAACTTTTTCGGATTTCGTTTTTGAAAACTATCCACTTTACAGAATTGAAGAGTTTCGTAACGGTACAGCAGCTCTTTTAGGTTTTAATAACTTTGCAGAGATAGAAGAACTTGCAAACAAGTTCAAAGATGATGAAACTTTCATCGAAATCGCAGAGTTTGAAACTAAACCTGGAAGAGATATTAGATACGTTGGCCACGAAGTTGCACCATTTGATCTTTACACAAAAGCACTTAACGGAGAGTTCTGCAATGGAAGACATATTGAAGAAGTAGGTGACGACAAATTCTCAGTAACTTGCGACGGATGCGACGAACCTTTCGCTATCTACGACAAGAAGAGCGTTGACTATGAGTTTGATGGAACACGCAAGCAAATAGGAATTTTGTTCAAGATAGAAGACTAAAAACAAGAGGGGTGAAGTTCATCCCTTTATAAACAAATATTAACCATATAAAGAATACAACTATGACAACTCAAGAATTAAAAGACATTGTAAGAGAAAGCCAGCTCGAATTAATTAGCGACGAAAAGAAATATGACACATATATTACTGGGTTTAAAAGTCTCGACCAGGCAAGAGAGTTTGCGGACAAATACGAAAGAAATTTGTATTTAATAGATGTACAGCCTAACGCTGATTTTTACACAGAGGCTTACCCAAGAACCGAAAAAATAGATACATCTTGGCTTCGTTCTATTTTTGTAGATGAAGAAATCGAAGAAGTAAAAAAACAATTCTGCCAAGGAGCATACATCTATTTCGATAATTCACATGTCGAGGATTTCCAACAAGTTGACATCGATGAGACTGTCGAATGGATGAGAGAAGAAGAGAAGAATGAGAAAGAGATAGAGGAGTTCTTAAGCGAAATGAACGGCATTAAAAAGCAAATCGAAGGGCTTGCAGATAACGAGATTATAGTAAAATATACAAACGACGATCGTTTTTTCAAAGTTCTTGCAAGATGCGAAAAGGATTATTTTAATGAAAAGACAAATACACTTACAAGAATAGCAGTAGGATTGTAAAGTTTATGATTAGGGGGGGCAAAACAACGCCCCCTATACTTTAAAACAACAATATGGAAAGATACCTATTACAAACATCAACAGAGCGTGAGAATTGGCTCGTCGCAACCGACACCATTGCGGGGATTGTTGTTAAATTTGAAAAAGGAAAATTCAACGAAACCCAAAAAGTAACACTATTAGATAATGTGAAGTATAATCATTATACAGCTACAGATTTAGCTGTAGCAATAAGGAATTTAACTGATTGGCTGGTTGCTAACCATTCAGAGGTTTTGCAAGAATAAGTTTTGAGAAATATCTTTAAGCTGATAAATATAAGCCCTTAACAGTTAAATGTTAGGGGCTTATTTTATAAGCAAACGAAAAGTTTCTCAGTGGCACAATTCGTTTTTTTTCTTGTTTTGTGGATTATATTTTTGAAAATAGTGTTATTAAAAAAAAATAAATTAAAGAATGGACATAAAGGGAAAGATACATTGCTTTTTCGAGCAATCTGGCACGTTTAAAAACGAGTTCAAAAAGATTGGCTTTGACGCAGAGGATTACGACATTCAAAATGAGTTTGGAGAAACCGACAACGTGATAGATTTATTTGCAGAAATTGAAAAGTGCTACAACGGAGAAGCAAGTATTTTTGATAAGATAAGCAAAGATGATTTGATATTGGCTTTCTTCCCTTGCATTTATTTTTGTGCTACAAGTCAAATGATGTTTAGTTTTGGCTGCCACAATTACAAAAGATTGACACAACGAGAAAAAACAGATAAGGTATTAAGTAGGTCAAAAAATAGAGAGCATTTTTACTCTCTTCTTATAAAGCTAATTTCCATTTGTATAGAAAAAGAATTTCGATTAATTGTTGAAAATCCTTGGAGTTTACAAACCTATCTTAAATCTAATTTTGTTTTGCCCCCAACATTTGTAGATAACAATAGAATGCTAAGAGGAGATTATTACAAAAAACCTACGGCTTATTGGTTTGTGGGTTGTTCTCCAACGTATGGAATAAGCTATCAAAATGACAAGCAAAAGAAGACAGTTATATCTTCAAAATGCTCGAAAGAAGCTGGTGTTTGCTCAATGGAACGCTCGATGATTTCACCCGATTACGCAAGAAATTTTATACACGATTTTATATTGGGCAAAGAACAGCACTACTCTGAAAAGGTAGCTGTTTAACTATTAAAAAATAAATAATTATGACTGACGAAGAAAAGAAAGAATACTGTTGGAATCATGCCCAGATTGTAGAGGGTTATGATAAAGACACGATAAGAAAAGACGCATGTGGAGCATGGATACTTAAGGCTCATTATGGAATGAGAGATTCTGCCTTTGGATGGGAAGTTGACCATGTTTTACCTGTTATTATGGGTGGTGATGACTTTGAGCAAAACCTCAGAGCTATGCAATGGAAAAACAATGAATCAAAAGGAGATGATTATCCCGAATACACGTCTGTAATCCAATCAGAAGGCATAAAGAATATCGAAAAAGAATCATATTGTACAGTGAACAGCTCTCTTCAACAGACATTATATGAATATTATAATAAATAAAAGATTATGGGACAATTTTTTGATTATGTTCAATTTGAACTTCGACCAGATTTTGCAGACGAGTATCTGCATAGAGTTGTATGTGCGCCTAAAAAGAACCGTAGCGGTTCAACGCCATACGCAAATAAGAGAAATAGAAAACGGAAAAATAAACATAATTAAAACAGAATCAATATGAAACAGAAAGATTTAGCAGAAGAGTATTTGAGGAGAAAGATTAAGAAAGAACCTTTCAATTCGCTTACGATAGATTTTAATTTTGCTTTTTTCGGCAAATGACATCGAGGAATCTTTCAACGCTGGCCGTGAGAGCGTGGTAGAGAATATACCAAGACTTCTGTTTAAGGAATCGCAAGAAGGTTTGATTGCTGACAATGGCATATTTGAGTTTATTTATCATATCTATAAATCAGCATCAGTAGATGAACCACGATACGCATTTGCGACCACCTACGAAACGCCAATCCAATGGTACGATACATTAGAGGAAGCGATGGATGCAGCTAACGAGGACTATAAGAAACGAATTAAACAAGCATTAGGGTTATGAGTTTAAGAAGTGTAATTTCAAATACAGAAATTCAAGCATCAAGGCTTGAGGATTGGATGAAAGAGTTAAGATATTGGCTTATCTTCTATCGTTTTAAGGAAGATGACAAACCAATAATTGTGTATGAAGATGGTGAGGTGCTATTAAGATGGCATGAACACACTTTAACTATGCAAGATGTTACAAAGTTAATGGAAGAAATTGGCTATATAAGTATAGATGATTTTTAATTATGACAATATTAGAGTTACAGAAAAGACTTCAAGAAATGTACGAAAAGTACGGAGACGTTGAAGTTGTAATTGAAGATACAGATTGGACAGGTGTTGAAACATACCATTATGAAATCTTCAAAGCAAAAGAAATAAAGTTCAATGGCAATATTGCTGTTGCGCTGGCAAACAATTAGAATTTTAGAATTATGGAACATAAAGAAATGTATGAAATATTTATTGGTACTTTAAATAGTATATTGCAAGTTTGTGATAAAACTACAACTGGCAATGTGTCTCATAATATTGCTACTATTAAATGTAAGTGTAAAGACATGTTGGCATTTTATGAAAAATACAAATCATGACAATTATGAAAAAATCAATTTCGGAATTAACTCCACTTGAGTATTTGATTTTAACCACATTGGTTTTAATCGTAATTCCAACCACAATCCTAATTGGTTTATTAGTATTAGGTTTTAATATACATTAATAGATATGAGAAAATTTATTTTATGCTCAATTTTAGCATTAATAGTATCTTCTTGCGGCTCTGGCTTCTTTCTAATCTCATAGCCACCAAAGCCAAAGCTAACAAAAGAGCAAATAAGAAAACAAGAATACGAACAAAAATTGAAAGATTATGAGTAGAAGATTTTTATGCCCACATTGCTATGGACGTGGTGGATATTATGCACCTATATGGCATAATGGCGAAAAGATTGGTGAGAAGTGGTACACATGTTTCTTTTGTAAAGACGGAAGAATAAGAACATAAAAATACAACTATGAAGAAGAGATATATAAATATTTTTATTCTATGCTTAATTTTTGCAATGTCTTCCTGTGGCTATGAGATCAGAAAGAAACCCGAACCGCCTAAGCCAAAATTAACAAAGGAGCAGATCAGGAAACAGGAGTACGAGCAAAGGTTGAAAGACAACGAGGTTAAGTTCTTGTTTGAGTGTAATGACGTAAAGGTATATCGTTTTAGGGATTGCGAGACTGGAAAACTTGTTTATTTCACAAACGCAAACGGAATGACAAAATATCAGTACACTACGAGGTCTGGAAAATTTAGTCATACAACACACACAGTCCAATCGCTAAACACAAAGAAATAAAATAACTATGGAAATAAAACTAAACGCAGGGGATAAAATTCAAATCCCTGAAAATTGTAAAGCGACTATTCAAAATAATACTATTATTATCGAGGAGAAGCAAGAAGAGAAGCAGAGAGAGGAATTTAAAGATGGTGATATTTTGCACTCGAAAGCCACAGGTACAATAGCTATCTTTAAGGAGTACAAAAATGAATTTTCAATTGATTTTTATTCACACTATCATAATCAAGGGAATTGTAGCTCTACTTGGAATACTTCATCATTTCGCCACGCAACAGAGAAGGAGAAGCAAGCGTTCTTCGATGAGCTAAAAGCAAAGGGATTGCGGTGGAATGCAGAAAATAAGCAAATGGAGAGGTTAAGAGAAAGAGCATCATATGGAGATTTTTATCTAAATATAAGTAGAACTGGTGACCTCGTCTTTAGTGTAGAAACTAATGATGAAATTGACAATGAACACTATGCTTCAGGTAATTATTACCTATCAAGTGAAAGAGAACAAGCTGAAGAAGCTGCAAAGGTTATCAAAGCAATTTTTGAAAAGAGATTAAAAATATAAAGATATGAAAATTGAATTAAGCGCAGGGGATAAGTTCAATATCCCTGAAAATTGTAAAGTAACTATCGAAGATAATCAAATTATTATCGAAGAGCAAAAAGAAGAATTTAAAGATGGAGATATTTTGCGTTCAGTGAAAACAGGTACTATCGTTATTTTTTCAAATTACCGAGAAGAAGATAAAGTTTTATTTGATAGCTATTTTAACAGTATAAATAACTCAAATTCTGCTTGGGTTGTTGAGAGCTTTCGCCACGCAACAGAAGAAGAAAAGCAAAAGTTCTTCGACGAACTAAACGAAAAGGGTTTACGGTGGAATGCAGAAACCAAAGGGTTGGAGAAGATTAGAAAAAGAGTGAAGGAGTGGGGAACTTATTTAA